TTTTAAATTTAGACAAACCAGTAGCTCCAAGCTGGAACGCCATTTCTATGAACACACCAAATTTTTTATCTGGTAAATCCATACCCTCACATACTCTGGCTGCACCCTCAATGGCTTTATCAAAGTCTGTATCAAATATTCGATCTAGTTGTGCTTCAGTATATTCAGTATTTTCATCCCAAAAATCTTCCACACATAGATGTCCGTAACCTACTGTCATCTTACCTAATGTATCTTTATAAGGTTTTGCAGAAAAACCCTCGTGGATTTTTACTCTTTTTTTAAGCTCATTTAAATTTGCAGCTTCCATCTTTAAAGACATATAAAATTTTAACTCCTAATTGTTTTTGATATTCGCTTTCTTTTCTATTAATCATTGTGCCTGGCTTCCAGGTCTTGCGATATGATGCTGTTTTAACATCTATCTTTAAAACTTTACCAGTAACACGATGCACGGCAACAATATCAATGACATCATTGTCTTGTGTTCTCCAGTATATCGTATAATTTTTTTTACTTAACCAAGCTGATGCAATAAATTCTGATTGCACACCTTTGGCAATTTTTTCGTAAGACAAACTAATCTACTATTCTTAACCAAGTATAAATCGCAGCTAGTATTGATCCTATAATTAAAATTCCTTTAAAAAAACCCATGCCAGTATTAGCAGAAACATTTAAATCTCTTATTTGTTTTTGCATTATAGCAATATCCTCACGCAAATATTTAATATCTGTTTTTAATTCTGCTACATCTTTTTCCCAACTAGACATTATATTCCTAACTTAATACTGTTAAATTTTTCTATAGGATATGAGTTAATTTCAAAACAAGTTGACTCGAAATGAATATTTTTATCTCCTCTATTTTTTGCAATCTCTTTAAAATCATTAATATATAATTCTGTAGATAATAAACATGACTCCAAATCAGGATATATATAACCTTGGTATCTAACTGACTCCCATCCTGGCATAGAAGAAATAATTATAGCCATAAATATTTTAATCATTAATTACCTAAAGGATTACTTGCTTCCGCTTTAATTTCATCAATTAATATTTTATTAAGTTCACTTTGCTTTTCAGCAACAGCAATTTTTTTAGACAGATCATTGATTAAATCTCTAGTTTTACCAAACTCTTTAAAAGTTTTATCAGATAACTCGACAATATTTAGTTGTAGTTGGCTATCAGCTTTAGATGCTTTTTCAAATAAATCTTCAACATCTGATTTTAAACCAGCAATATCATCTAATATAACATCGTTAGTATCATTATCTCTAGCCATCCACTCATCTTCTAGTGCAGACATTCTATCTAATATTTCTACTTGTAATCCATTAATTTTTTCATTTACTGGAGCAAGATCAACTGTTTCATTAACAACAAATTCTTTATTCTCTATACTATCAAGTCTAGTATTAAATTCTCCCCAGGCATAAAAGCCACCACCAATAGCACCAATCACACCTATAATAGATGCGTAGTTAGTTAATTTTTGTATCATAATAAATCCTTTAACCTTTGTAATTCAATCATCACAGATAGTTTTTGTACCTTTAAATCGTAAATTTTTTGTTCATGGTTTCCAACTGGATCAGTTGAAATATAATTATCTAAACCTATGTTTAAATAAATTCCTTTATTATAAATTGATAAATCTGCCTGGATGAACAAAGCATTATCAACATCAGAATAAATAGTTTCTGGTTGGTAAAAATCATTATCCTCGTAAGCAGCTAATTTATTACCATTATCAAACAAAGAAATTTCTTTTACTACAACAGAAACATTTTCAACTACATCAATATTAATTTTGTTATCTTCTGTTTTAACAACTTCTATTTCTTTATCTTCTTCTAGTAACCCTTTGGCTTCCTTGGTTTTGGTTTCTTTTTCTGTAATGGTTTCATTTTCTTTCTCCTCAATTACTTCTTCTTTTTCTTCTTCGGCAGCCGCAACTTCTTTTTCTTCTGTTGCTTCTTCTTCAAAGATTTCTTCTTCTGTTTCTGTGGCAACGAGTTCGGTTGGTTCTTCGTCAAGAACTTCATCCATAACATTATCATTAAGTTCTTCAAATTCATCAGCAAATTCTTCCTCTAAAATTTCCAGTTCTTCTTCGGTAAATTCTTCTTCTAAAAAAGATTCAAATTCTTCTGTAATTTCTACTGTGTCAAATTCTTCTAGTGTTTCAAATTCTTCAAAAGATTCAAAATCTTCTAAAAAAATTATTTCAAATTCTTCTTCAAATAATTCATCTTCAAAAATAAAATCTTCTTCCCAGGTTATATCTTCAAAGATTGGTAATTCTGTTATTGGTGGTAGTTCTTCATACTCAACAATAATATTATTTATTTCTTCTTCAATAGTATCATCAATAGGATTGTATTCTGTATTAGAATAAATCATATTAAGAGAAGCACCTAATAAATTTGGACCACCTCTACTTGATGATGAACCATGGCTATCAGTACCAGACCATGACCAATCTACATTATTACTTCCAACATCATTAAATATTAAAGTATCTGTGTATTGACCACAAGCAGCTGATCTACCATCCCCACTTGCTCCAGGATAACCATTACAGTTACCATGAAATCCAGTAATTTCTGTTCTTGTTTGTGATACTGTACTTAATACATTACCGCTGCTGTCATTTAAAACAACAGTAGTTGTATGCGTATCGTTGCTGCCAGTTTTATTTTCACAATTACCTTGGACACTTTCACAGTTAGCAACATCAACTTTGCTATTTAAAGTAATTCCATTATCCAACATTTGCTGGTTAATAGAATTGCTATATAATTTTATATCATTAGCACTAACAGTAGCAGTACCAGTTACTTCAAAATCTCCGCCTACATCATACTTATAACCACAGTTAGATTGTGATGTTGGACAAGTAATAGTGAAACCATTAAAAGTAGAGTTGTTAGTAACATATCCGCTGCCACCATCATTAATCATGTCAGTTGAAGATGAGTTCCAATCAACACCATCACTAGCATTAGGTAATAAATTACCAGTAGTTACAATTTCAGCCGCCGTGAATGTTGAGAGTAATAGGTTGCACATCACAATTAGTGCAAACTTTTTCGGCATTAATTTTTTCAATATATTCTTTTTGCTTAATGTAGTGTTCATAATCTGGTCTTAATTCTGGATAAGTTTCCCAAAACTTTATTGCTTCATCGCCTAGTAATCCATTAGGTGCAGGACAAGGAGTATTAGAAATCATCATAGCTCTGAATACCCTCTCATCTTGACACAGTATAGAAACTGAACTTACGGACATTCCAAAGTCTTTTAAAACTTTAGCTAATTTTATTCGTTCACAATTTTCATCTACAAAATGTTTGCCGCCACTAACGCCAACAAAGCTGGTAGTAACAGAACCACTAACACCCATGCTACAAACGTCTTGCGACATAGAACTATACGATGGTGCGTTGGCACTTGGAGGAGGAATATTAGATTTGTTATTTGTGGTATTGTCTGTGTTGTTAGTAGTACTAGAAGTCGTATCATTTGAAGAACCAGATTGATAAGTATTATTATTTGTTGTGGTATATCCGCCAGTTATATTGGTATTGCTGCCAGATGTATTGGTTTGAGAATTAGTATCGTCAGCAAGTAAACTAAAAGAATAAAAAATAACGAGGAAAAGAAAACACCAGGTTGCTAATAACTTCATTCATAATCCCCATCTAACTCTAATCTTAATGATTTTATTTTGTATGCGTTTTCTAAAATTTCTTGTTTAAGTTCAAGAACATTTTGATTAGCTTGAACCTCCTCTATATTTGTTTTTAATAATTCAAAGTCAGCAAAAAGTTTTCCTACAAAAAATATGTTTGCACTAACAGTTGCTACAATAGAAAAGAATATTAAAATATTCGATATTGATAATTCTATTTTCATTATTCACAATCGCACTCGGTGGAATTTTTGCCACAATCACATTTAGGATTAATCATTTGCAGCATCCCAAGCATCTTGTAATTCTTTTAACTTTGCATTTACTGCTGATTCTGTTGGTAATTCTTTAACTAGATTATCAACAAGTTTTTCATTTACTCCAACTTTAGTATTTAATTTTAAATTAGCGTAAATTTTATTTTTACTATCTGTCCAAATAAACCATTGATTACTATACATTCTGCATAAAGCATCTTCTATGTGGTTTGGTCTACCTCTAACCATTATGTTGCTCCTAATTTAATACAAGTAAATCCAGAATAAGATGTATTTGTATTTCCCATTACTCTTACACTTCCATTTGCTGCTGCAAATAAAAATCTTATTTTATCATTTGTTGTATTTGTTATATCTACAA